CATTCTACTGGTCTCGTTCCCCAGGTCTTTTCGTTAATCGTGAAACCGGTGCTGAAATTGGTGCTCAGGCTTCTGCTCCTGATTTCACCGGTACAGTTAGCGAATGGTATGAGACTCTCATTGAAACCATCAACGACGTATCTGCTCAAATCCATCGTAAGACACTTCGTGGTGGAGCGAACTTCGTAATCGTTTCTCCTGAAGTTGCTAACGTTCTTGAATTCACCAGCGGATTCCGTGCAAACGTAACTGCTGATGCTGACAAGGGTGACATCGGTGCTGTAAAGGTTGGATCTCTCAGCCGTAAGTTTGACGTTATCGTTGATCCTTACTTCCCACGTAACGTGGTTCTTGTAGGACGTAAAGGAAGTTCTTTCCTTGAGTCTGGATACGTTTATGCTCCATACGTTCCACTCCAAACTACTCCTACAATCTTCGGACCAGAAGACTTTGTACCACGTAAGGGTGTCATGACTCGCTATGCGAAGAAAATGGTTCGCCCTGACATGTACGGTCTTGTTATCGTCCGTGGTCTTCTCGGAGAATCCGGAGCTTAATCTTAACTGATTAATCCTAACGGAACCCCCTTCCCTTGTGGTTGGGGGTTTTCTTTTTGAAAACTATTTACAATACAAATTTAAGGAGATTCTTATGAAACCAAAACAGAAAAGACTTTGGGCTAAAAAAGTGGCTGAGCAGAAAGCTAAAGAGCTGGCTAAAGTTGAAGCAGCTGAGAAGGCAAAGCGTCTAGCTGAAGAGGCTGAAAAACAGCGTAAACTTGAAGCTGAGAAGAAAGCTAAAGAAGAAGCTGCTAAAAAGGCAATCAAAAAAGAAGAAGAAGCCTCAGAAGAGAAATCTAGACGTAAAACTAGACGCCCCAAAAAGAAGGAAGAGACTTCTGAGAACTAGTTATTGAAGACTCGGAGGATCATGAATGTCATTACCAACCTTAACACCAACATCTCAAACATCAGCAATTATATTACCGGTAACAGGGACAATAGGCAATGTTGCTGCGGCACTACCTCTGGGAGTGTATGCGGATTCTAGTGAATTCTTATCGGGTGCTGTTGCACAGGTAGCATTTACTTATAAAAGACTTGGTGGTGATGTTTTAGATATAGAGCTCACAGAAGAGAACATATATGCCAATTATGAAGATGCTGTTCTAGAATATTCTTATTTGATTAATATACACCAATCAAAGAATGTTGTTGGTGCTGCTTTAGGTGGCACAACAGGCTCATTTGACCACAAGGGGCAAATTGAAGATGGGGACCCTCTCAGTGGCTCCAACATAGCCTTGAGATATCCGAAATTTTCATATGAGACTGCGTTTCGATTAGGAGCAGCATTTGCAACAGAAGCTGGTGTTGGCGGTGAAACCCCAATATACTCTGCTTCATTTGATACCGTATCAGATCAACAAGACTACGACTTACAGAATATTCTAGAAAATGATTCTGTATATAGCTCGATTGTTGGCAGTAAACGTGTTAAAATTCGTGAAGTATATTATGTATCTCCTCGACAAATGTGGAGGTTTTATGGTTACTATGGAGGCCTTAATGTTGTTGGAGATATGCATACGTATGGCCAGTATGCTGATGATTCAACCTTCCAAGTTGTTCCGGCATGGCAGAACAAAATACAAGCTATATCATACGAAGATCACCTCTATACGAGAACATCTCATTACAGCTATGAAGTAATCAACAACCAATTAAGATTATACCCAATACCTAGCAATGTTTCTCCGGAGAAGATATGGTTCAGATTCAGTGTAAACTCTGATGACATATGGGACGATGATTATGACTCAGGCCAAAGAGGAATCAACAACATGAACACTCTTCCATTTGAGAACATTCCTTATGAGAATATTAACTCAATTGGAAAACAATGGATCAGAAGATTTGCTCTCGCCTTGTCTAAAGAAACTCTAGGCCAGATACGTGGAAAGTTTGGTGGAAACGTGCCGATTCCTGGGGAGAATGTGAGCTTAAACGCGTCCGACTTGTTAAGTCAGGCTCAAGCAGAACAGACAGCTTTGCGAGACGAATTAAAGACAATTCTTGACGAATTAACATATCCTAAACTTATCGAAACGGATAAAGATATGACAAACAACGTTAAAGACATCTTAGATGATGTTCCCAATGGAATTTTTGTGGGGTAATTGAATGTCAGAAGATAACAAATGGAGCAAACCAGCATCTCCCCCTCCTCCAATGTTCTTTGGAAAGAAAGAAAGAGACCTTGTCAAGCAGATCAACGATGAAATCATTGAAAGAGTCGTTGGTCAACAGGTTTTGTATTTTCCAATCGACATTGATCACACAAATTTTCATCCATTATATGGAGAAGCCATTGAAAAAACCTTTCTTCCTCCAATAAGAGTTCATGCTCTTGTTGAATTTCAGGGTGTTGAGACAGCCGGTGCTGAGAATTTATACTTGGATAAGCTCACGAAGATAAAAGTCAACTTTCATAAGCGAAGATTGACCGAAGATCAGGATTTATACGTGAGAGAAGGTGATTTTGTTCGCTATGGAGAGGTTTTTTACGAAATTGTTAAGTTAATAGAGCCAAGATTACTCTTTGGGCAAGTCGAACACCGCTTCGAGATACAAGCAGAGTGTATAAGATCAAGGGATGGACTGTTTAATGCCGAATAAAGTGATAGAATTGCAACCTTCAACCATTGAGACCATTGATACGGGTATTTATAAGTTTGTGGACGAGAAATTAGCTCTCCATACAACGACGAATGAAGGTTTTAAGAAAGTTCCGGTGCTTTGGCTTGGTTCAGAAAGAGCACATCAGATAAAAAACAACAAAGACATCAGAGATAGTGTCGGAAAGCTTAAATTACCTTTGATTTCTATCAATCGTGAGTCAATTGCAAAAGACCCGAGTTTCAAAGGTTCTTTTCAGGCACACTTGTTTGAAGAAGGTGACTATAAGGGCGGTGCTATCACCAGAGTTCGCAGAATTCAGCAAGAGAAGACAAGAAACTTCGCAAATGCTGACTTTGCTCGAGGAGTCAAGAACGCTAAAGACACAGGAAGGAGTGATAATAAGAAAATAGTATATGAATACCTTACTTCCCCAATACCAACCTATATAACTGTTATGTATAATGTTACATTGCGCACCGAATATCAACAGCAGATGAACGACCTCATGACCCCCTTCATTACAAGAACAGGGCAGTTAAATTCTTTTCTATTCTCGGAAGATGGACATAGATATGAAGCGTTTATCGATCAAAGCTTCTCAGAGAATAAGAATGTCACTAATCTTAATGAAGACGAGAGAATGTTCGAGACAAAGATAACCATTAAAGTATTGGGCTATTTGATAGGCGAGGGCATCAACAGGGATAAGCCACAGATAACCATTAGAGAAAATGCTGTTGAAGTTAAAATATCTCGCGAGAGAGTTATAACAGGTGATAAAGCGCCTTGGAAAAAGAAAGATAAGGACTATCGAGAATAAGTCCTTTTGAAATACAAAGATACTATTTACTTGAGAATAATAGTTTTAAGGAGAATTTTTAATGCCTAGCAAATTTGATTTTATATCACCCGACATCCTTCTTCGTGAAGTCGATTTGAGTGAAGTACAACAAGACGTACAAGATGATGGTATTCTTATCATAGGATATGCCAAGAAAGGACCTGCTATGAAGCCAGTAAGAGTTTCTAGTATAGACGATCTTGAAGCAATCTTTGGTGCACCTCAACCTGGTGTCGATGTTGACGATGTTTGGAGAGATGGGAACTACGCCAATCCCACTTACGGTCTTTACGCAGCCAAAGCATGGCTTGCGTCTGAGACATCGCCAGTTACGTTCATTCGTTTAGTTGGAGAGTCACTCACCACAACTACGAAAGCTGGATGGACTTTAGGAGGTGGATCTTTTTCCACTTCTGATCCCGCTGCTAATACCACAGCTTATGGATTGTGGGTGTGTCCTTCTGCTTCTTCAGGGGAAACTGCTGGTGGTCTTGCTGCTATCATATATGCTGAAGCAGCCGCTCTCACACTCTCTGGAACAATAGCTGGTACATCTGACTTAACATCTTCGGCTGGTATGATGATCGTATCTGATGGGTCAAATTATGGTGGGTTCACTTTAGAGGTTCACACTGCTGCTGGTACTAGTACAAAGCATAGCTTCTGTTTGGATCCCAATTCAAACCAAAACTTCATTAGAAGTGTTCTGAACACAAACCCACACGCACTCGCAAGTGCCGCTCAGAAAGACACAACTTATAAGTATTTCTTAGGTGAAACATTCGAAACCGACCTATACGAAAAGCTAAATACCGCCGGATCAGCATCTGCTGGTAAGCAATTTGGCATGATTCTTCCATTGGCTAAGCAAAGCGCAGCTGCAAACTGGATCAAACATGAACGTGCAGCTGCTACTTCAAAGACTGGTTGGTTTATTGCTAATGATGCAGCTCCTCAATTGAACACAGGCTCTTTTGATTCCTCAAGTTTACAGAAGCTGTTCCGCCTAGAATCACTTCATGAAGGAGAAGACTTCCAAAAGAATTACGCTGTTCGTGTTAAACTTGAGAAGGTTGGTACAAACGCTTCACCAGATTCTTTATTTGGAATTGAGATCCTACAAAAAGACGCTCTAGGAAACTTCCGTGTTGCTGAATCCTATAGCTCTTGTAACTTAAATGAAAACAGTGATAACTTTATCGCCAAGAAGATTGGTGACATGAATATGTCTTACGACTCTACTAAAGAGAAATACATAACCACAGGAAAATATCCTAACAAATCAAGTTATGTTCGTGTTGAGATGGACACCAACTACAAGTCTGTTGGACGCGGTGCTCTTCCGTTTGGCTTCTATGGCCCGGCTAAACCTAAAGACTTCACTATCACTTCAGGTTCTGTTACTTTGGAGTCTGGGGCAAGTACAGCTTATGTAATGTCGGCCATAAACTCATCTATCTATGGTGGTCACGATGCTGCTTCACAATGGGCAAAGTTTGAATCAGATGTTACTGCTTCTTTCTCATGGCCAGAACTCAGATTAACAGATAGTGGCTCTAATAATGGCAATCATTACAGCAAAAACAAAGACTTCGGTATTCGCCATTATCGTTCTAATGCTTCTCAAGGTCCTCGACTTTATGGAAACATAAACAACGACTATCTAGACTTGGTACGAATACTACCTAGTGGATTGGATATTCATACAGCAGGTGGAGATTTAGAGAACTCTTTCATCTTTACCTTTGATGAAATTGTACAAGATGCTTCCAACTCAAACAAATTCTACTTTAAAGAAGGCTCTCATGCCAATGGAACAGCCTACACAGTTTTGAATGGGACTGCCGCTCTTATCGAGACAGCTGAAATAAATA